ATTGGTGATGTCATAGATAACCATTACTCAAGCTATCACGAAACATCTGCTGATGGTATGGGGGGTGCTGATGAATTAGACTTAGCTATAAGCAAAATAGCTAAATGGTATGAAGCATTCCCTATTGCAACAGTATTAATAGGCAATCACGATAGAATGATAATGCGTAAGGCACAAACGAGTGCAATCCCTAGTAAATGGATTAAAAGCTACAAAGATGTCTTAGAAGTGCCTAATTGGAACTTTGTAGAACGCTATGTAAAAGATGATGTGCAATACATTCACGGAGAAGCTGGTACTGCAAGAACTAAATGCAGAGCCGATATGATGAATACAGTACAAGGACACCTACACACACAATGCTATACTGAACACTATGTAGGTCAGAAGTATCGTATCTTCGGCAGTCAAGTAGGTTGTGGTATCGACCACGAGAGTTATGCTATGGCATACGCTAAAGCTGGAAAGAAACCAGCAATAGGGTGTATGGTAGTCAAGAATAATGGCACACTTCCTATAAATATCCTAATGCCCTTATAATCAGTTACTTACACTTAAAGCGTAACAACGAAGTAACACTAACAAGAATATACTCTATATATATTATTATAAATTAATATATAATACTATCTAGTATATATATATTTATATAAATATTTTTACAAAAATTTGTTTAAATTAAAAAAAAGTATATATATTTGCCTTGTGTTTGCAATTAAGCAACACATTAAAACTAAAACAATGACAAAGAAAATGAAGCAGTTTACAAAAAAACAAGCAAAAGACTTTTTGCGAAAATTGTGCGCAAATGATAAGTTTGGCAACCAAGTATATTATGAATGTGTTGGCACATTATACAATGTTGGTTATCCGACTTGCGTAGGAGAATACGGAAATAGAACTTTTTCGTTTATTAACGACTACACCGAAGTTAGTTTAACAAATCATTATAAGAAAGTATTAAGAGGTTACGAATAAACAACCAACCAACCAACCACCTCCTACTGAAATAAATAGGGGGTTTTGGTGGTATAACTAAAACAATTATTTTTATGCACAAATTTCAAGAAATTTTAAAAACTTGTAATGTACAAGTTAAGAAAGTCAAACTAGGTGATGTAACTTACCATTTACTTTGTAATGTATCAACGTTAGAAGATATGCTACAAAATGCAGAAGAAAAACAAGTAGAGTACAAAGACAGAGGCAACGAAACTCTTGTAGAATGGTATCAAGGTCAGATAGAAGCCTATAAACTTTCATTAGAAATGTTAAGAAGTTTAGTAAGAACTTACAATAATTTATAATATGAAACGAGATACTAAGATAACAATAGCTTTAGGGTTAAGTCTAGCCACCCTTTTAATAGTGCTAGACATAGTAGGAATTATTAATTTAGTCGCATATTAATATGACAAAGCAAGAAACATTAAACAGAGTGTTTAAAGAGAACGGATTGACTTCTGATGATTTGTTTAAGCACCAGCACTACACTATCATTACTCGTAGTGGCATAGACAAGATACAAGCTAACCTAAGTATATACATCTCTTACGATGTTATACGATGTGAGCCAAACTTTGCAGTAGTTAAGGCTAGTGCTAACCTACACGAAGAAAGTGCCATAGAAACCTTTGGTAGTGCCTTAAAAGGCGAGGGGTACAAAGATGGTAACACTAACTCTTGGTATGTTATGGAAATGGCAGAGAAAAGAGCTATGAGTAGAGCAGTATTAAAGTTAGCTGGACTTTACGCATTGGGTGTGTTTGGCGAAGATGAAAGTGAAAGTTTTAAAAGATAAATTAACCAATTAAATTAAATATTATGAGTTTAGAAATGAAAGGTAAGTTAGTCAAGGTATTAGACTTACAAAGTGGAACTAGCAAAGCTGGTAAACAATGGGTAAAGCAATCGTTTGTAATTGACACAGGTGGTCAGTACAATTCAGAGTTATGCTTTAATCTGTTCGGTCAAGACAAAGTAGAGTTACTTAGAGATGTAACAATAGGCGATGAGGTTACTGTATTGTTTAATCTATCTTCAAGAGAGTATAAGGGCAACTACTATACATCTGCTGATGCTTGGAAGTTTAAGCAATCTAAAGATGAAAAGTTAGATAGTTTTGATAATGCCTTTGGCGATGATAATCCTTTTTAATTATGAACTACGACCAATATAAACTAGCAACAGATAGAGATAACTGTACTGATATGGTAACTTCTTGTTGTGGTGCTGATGAAGTAGGAAGTGGTGCAAGTAATTGTTGTGATAGTAAATTTTGGGGGCATACAGATATTTGTGGCGAGTGTAAAGAACACGCTGATGAATATATGAGATGTTCAGAATGTGATGAAGATGATAGCACTTACGAAATGATAGAACAATATGAGTATGAACAAAACCAAAAGGACTTTTATACAGACTTATGAAAAAGACAACAAGTAAATTATTAGCAAAGGCTCAATCCCTAGTTACTACGGTAACAGGTACTGACATACCTAAGACCACTAGGCAAGAGGTAATGAAAGATGTGAGGGCAATCTATCGAAAGATAAAAGAAATAGAGCCTGACATTTACAAGATTTTAAACGATGACGATAACCATAAAACTACTAGGTAATGTTATATGAGATAATAAAAAAATACGACCTATCTGAAATAGAAGTATTAAGTATAGTACACGAATGGTACACAATGGGTTTGTACGAAGATATACTTATGGACGAAGATGGTTATGAATTAGATGAAATTTGTGAACAAAGAATAGATGTAATATTAAAAAACAATTATGAATTTAACTAAAGAGATTGAACTACTGATGTTTATAACATCAAAGCATATATCTGTCGAGCAAGACGATATAAATGTTAAAACAAAGTACAAAGAGCAAGTAATGGCTCGTATGGTAATATGTAATATACTTATGGAATGTGGTATGAAACCAGCACAACTAGCTAAACACTTCTGTAAGCATAGAACAAACTATTACCATTACCTTAAACTTCACAAGCAATATATACAAAACCCTAGAATGTACCCTGAATACATAGAGGCTTTTAATTTAGTGTTTGCAGAGTACAAGACAAAATCTGAACGCATTGAGAAGATAAACGAGCTACAAGCCTTAGACGAGGTAGATAGAGCAATAGCAGACCTAATACAAATTCGTAAAGCATTAGCGTAATGACAAAAGAACACACAATAGATTTACAATTACTAATAGCTACCTTTAGATGCTTTAACGAGCAGCTATACAATCTCAAGGGTACACACTCTAAGATAGTAAAGCTAAAGTTTAACAGACTTTTAAAAGTAGCAGACCAATATGAAAAAGAAATTATTAAATTTACCGACAATAATCAAGACGTAGAAACTATTTATGATAGTCTTATGGATATAATTATGGAAGTAAAAGAAACCGTTAGCAAATAAAATTATGAAATTGACACAAAAAGAAAAAGTACTAAGACATCTGCAAGAGGTAGGTGCATTAACTCCTGTTCAAGCGTTCTTCGATTATAGTATTATGAGATTAGCAGCGATAGTCTTTGATTTAAAAGATGATGGCTATGACATAGAAACTACTATACTCAAGAGTGAGAATAAGTTTGGAGAGCCTGTAAGATACGCACAGTATAAACTAATAAAGTAATGCAAGGTTACATTAAGCTACATCGTAAGATATTAGATAATGGAGTGTTTGCAGACGCAGAACTACTAAAGGTGTTTGTGTGGTGCATACTCAAAGCCAACACGACACCTAACGTAGTCTATGGTAGAAAGGTAGATGTGGGTGAGTTTATTACAGGTAGGATAACTGCAAGTGAAGAACTATACCTAAAGCCATCAACTATTTACAAGCGTTTACAGAAGTTAAAATCACAAGGGTATATAGACATATCAAGCACTACTAAAAACTCTCTTATAACTGTTGTAAACTATAAATCTTACCAGCTTGATGATAAGCCTAGAAAGAAACGTAACTTAGATACTGTTACTAATAAGTTTTTAATGGAAGTTTCTGCATTTAAAGAACTGTATAGTGTTGAGATGTTAGAAGCCTTTATAGACTATTGGACAGAGCCAAACAAGTCTAAGACTAAGTTAAGGTATGAACTACAAAAGACTTTTGATATTGCACGTAGGCTAAAGACTTGGAGTAAAAACGAAAGTAAGTTTGGAACTAAAAAGAATAATGTAATGGACACTTGGCAAAGTGTTAGAAACGAGATGTTAAATGATTAATATACATAACCAAGATTGTTTAGAAGCTATGAAGCTAATGCAAGACAATCAATTTGACTTAGCAATAGTAGACCCTCCTTATGGGATTAATGCTGG